CCTAGCGTCGATGCCAGGTCGTCCAGGGCTTCGTTAAACAGGTCGGTGTAGGCGACTGGCATCAGGCCACCTGCGGTCTGTCGATCCCCAGCAGCTGTTTAATCAGCGGCGACAGCCCGGTCGTCGGGGCTGTCCCCATTTCGGTAAAGGATGCGAAAGTGTCGATGGATCCGCGCTGGCGGTACAGGGCGCCGCCGTACATGATCGTTCCCAGGGTCACATCCCCGGATGGGCTGGTCGTCACGCTGTCGACATACCCGGCTTCCTGGCGGCGACGGAACGCGAACTGATTAGCGGCCGACGCGCACTGTGTCAGGAATGTGGTGTCCGCAGCTGTCGCGGTGCCGATGCCTAGCCAGTCCTCGATCTGTGTCGCGGTGATCCAGGTACAGGTCGGCGTGTAGGCCAGTGTCCCGGTAGCTGCGACCCGGTCTACATTTGCCGCCGTTTTCGCGTACAGGACCTGGTTTTTTATCGGCCGTTCGTAGTCGTAAAGTAGGTCGCCCTGCGTGTCGACCCCGGTGAACAGGTACTGGGGCAGCGCCCGGACCGTGACCGTTCCGTTAAAGGTGGCGTCGACACCTGCGACGGTGACGGTGACACCTAGTTCCAGGTCGGCCTGGGTCAGTAGTTCGACGACTGCGTAGTTGTCGACCAGATACTTATTGGTGACGCTGTAGGTAGCCATAGGCGGTTAGGCCCGCCTTGCCACTAGGCGACGGTGATCTTCGCGACGAACTGCGAAGTCGCGTTCCCTGCGACGGTCTGGAAGAATGTTGCGAAGTAGCCGTAGTAGGTGAACTGGCGACCCAGCAGGTTCGGATCTTCCAGGGACATGATGCCCCGGACATTTTCGTAGATCTCGCAGGCTGGCGCGTGTACGACCAGGAAGGTGTTATTCGCGAACTGTGCGTCGACGACGATCTGAAGGCCCAGCGGGTTCATGCCCGACCAGGACGCAGCGGATCCGGCGCCCAGCGTGTTCTGTCCGATCAGGCCAGGGGCGCCGATCGCCGGGAACACCGGACGATTACTGTCGTCGAGCTGCGAACCCAGCTTCGCCCACACATCAGGCGACGCGAAGATGTGCGTCGGCAGAAGGTTGGTAAGCGTCGTTCCGCCGTTGCCTTTCGACATCGACACGGCGCTGTTGTAGATCGCTTCGACCAGCGACGAAGGGTCGCCCGCCGTGACGGTCCAGGTGTCGCCGTTGTTCGTGCTGGCCGTGACCATCGCGTCGGCCGCGATGTCGTCGGTCTGCTTCAGATACTGGCCAGTGAGATCAGTCAGGATGGTGTTCATCGCGGAAGGATCGGTGAAGTCCATGTCCTGCTGTGAAATGAACACGGTCCCGGCGACGGTCGAGCGCGTCACGGTGTTCGATGCGACGGTCATCTTTTGCGATGTGACCGCCAGCCCTTCGGTCTGTGATCCTGCGCTGGTGTGCTGCGAAATCGTCGGACGGATGAATGACTTTCCGTTTCCGTTCGGCATCGCGCGAACGCCCAGGGCGCTGACGACTGGACGAATGTAGGCCAGGTTCTGAAACACAGGTCCCAGCACTGGGATCGGCAACAGACCAGGCGTGTCGCTGGTGAGATCTTGCGCGGCTGCCGCCTGGATCGCGGTCTGATTTTTCGCGGCGTGGATCTTCACTGTTTCGTTGACGCGATGCCACACATCGCCGCCAGTGTGATAGGCGGCCATGTATTCGCCCAGCGTCGGAAGTGCGAACTCGCGCTTCACCTGTGCGGGGATCGTCGCGGTCGGAATGGTTGCTTCGACTGCTTCGGGCTTCGGGGTTTCGGTGGTCATGTCGGTTTCACTTTCTTGTGTGTCCTGTATTTCATTATGGTCGGTCGGTGTGTCTGTTTGTGGGATACTGGCGGCGACTTTCGTAATCCCGGCCTGATCCCCGAAAGCGCCCAGGGGAACCAGGGATAGTTCCTGCCATTCGGCCTTTTCAATAATCATCGTCCCAGCTTCGTCGTAGCTGAACTCGATGGGGTTAACGCCGACAGATACCTGGTCGATCGTGCCATCCTGGGCCATGACTAGGGCGTCCTGGCCTAGCCGGGTCTGGCTGATACGCGCCGAAAACAGCATCCCCTGTTCGGTGTCGACCCGTTCGGTGACGACGCCTACGGGCTGGGTCGCGTCGTGATACATGAACAGCCTGGGCGCCTTGCCTTCGACTGGCAGCGATCCGGGGCGGAACATCACCATCGTTCCATCGTTGACGGTGGCGGGCGTGTTGTAGGGAACGGCGGTCCCTGAGATGGTGCGGCGGGGCTGGCCATCCGTCGCGGCTGCGTCGACGCTGAAGTCCCCTGCGATAAGTCGGATCATGGTGTGTTCCTTTCGTTCACGATGCTAACGAACTGCTAGGCGTTCCTGTGTGTTTTCTTCGACGACATCTTCGCGACTGTTGTCGGCCATGTCCGCCATGAAGTTTTCTTCCAGGTATTCGTCGGCGTCGAACTCGACATAGGTTCCGCGCGGCAGGACATTATCCATCGACAGCGCCCCGGCGATCGCGTCGGCGTACAGCTTCACGCCAAACAGATACAGGTCGGCGCGCGCCTGCTGACTGGACTGGTACGAATAGGATCCGGTGGAAACGCCGACCAGGTACGGCGGAACATTCGCAAGTCGCGCACATTCCAGCGCCTGATAGTTCGCCGCTTCGATTAACAGCATCTTGTCGGGGGTCGCGTTCGTTTCGGTGTAGCTCAGGTATTCGTTCAGTGCGGCAGTTTGATTAGTTGCGCGCGCAGCATTAAACGCGGCCGCAAGATCGGACAGTTCCTGCGCGCTAAGCGGTTCGCCCCCGGTCTGTTTCAGGACGCCCGCCGGGATGGATGATGATGCGTTCCTGTTTCGTGCGGCTTCCAGTTTTAACGCGGTCTGGATCGCGTTCGGTGCGGAATAGATCAGGCCCTGCGCTGGTGAAAGTATCTGGACTAGATCGTTCGGGTCGAGCAGACCGCCCGCGAAATACACTTCTTTCGACGGTGCGAACCACACAGGGCCGGGTTGATCGAGCGTGTTAATCGACCCGGAAGGTAGGCGCTGGAACGATGCGGGATAGCCATCTGCTGTCCTGCTGCTAATCCATAGGAACGCCCGGCCGAACATCATCAGGTCGTCGAGCAGCCAAGCCATCAGGAACTGGTAGGACACATTCGGGTCGGGTCGTCGCAGCCATGAACGCGGCGCGATGTAGACCTTTTCCATTTCGTCGCCGTTCCACATTTCGTTGTACATTTTCAGCGGCATGGATCCGATGACTGACGCCATGAGATCGCGCGCGCGATTTATCGCCGGGACGCTGATCGCCAGGTTTCGGTCGATGCCTTCGGTGTAGGCGTAATAGTTCCCGATCATTCCTTCGCCCGTGACGGACGACTTGTAGTAGGAACCTGCGGCCGCAGCTTTCACCGGGGGCGGACTGATCGCAGCCTTTCGGACGCGCGGGAAGATAGCCATGTGTTCATTCTTACAGGTGCCAGGTGTGAAGTAGTGGCACCAGGCTTACCTACAGAAGGGAAGGATCGCCCGATGCCACTACCGTTTTCGGACGCTACTAGGACGCGACGACCATCAGCGGTTTCCCTGCCGACTTCGGGCGTGATGCTAGGGCGACCGCCCACACTGCCAGGCGCGCCAGCTCGATCGGGCCGGGTGAACGCTGCGATGACAGTGCGACGGAACCCTGGGACCTTACGGCGACCGCGCGCTGGATGTGTTCGGCCAGCATCGTCGACCCATCGTGGGCGACCAGGCGCTGTCGGATCAGCTGTCTGACTGGGTCGGTCCATTTCAGGATTTCGGCGTAGCCAACTATGGTTCGTCGGCGTTCCAGTGCGATCGGCCAGTGAAGATCTATCGACGGTGTGATGGCGAACTTGATGGAATGGTCGGCGGCCAGGCGCTGAACCTGGGCGATCATTTCGGCGTAGGTGTCGGCCATGAACGCGACGGTGATCGCGGTCCGTCCGTCAGCCAGGGCGACTGCGCGTAGCCCGAAGTAGCGTGTCTCATCGACGCTGTTTTCGATGGCGACCACACCGCCAGCCGGGACAGGTTCATCGGTTTCGAGCTGCGGCCACAGGCCGGGCTGTAGCCAGCCCTGGTCGGATGCGACCCACAGGTTGACGGACGCCCGCAGGAACTGGGCGCGGTCCGGGTTTTCCGCTTCGGCCTGGATCGTGTCCATCGTGAGAGTGTGACCCAGTGCCGGGTTTCCCCAGGGCCAGGCGGCCGGATCCATCGGGTCCATGTCCGGGGGCGGGGACCATTCCGCGAAATAGAACTTCCCGGACTTTTCTTCGTCGATCATGCGTAGACCCTGTTCGCGCCATTTCAGCATCGCGCGGGACTGTTCCGTTCCGGCCGTTGACCACATCGACAGCAGCGGGGAACGCTGCGCGCGCTGCGACGGAAGTAGGCCACCGTCGATCGCTTCCGGGCTGATGTCCCAGATTTCGTCCGCGACGATCAGCGACGGGGAAAGACCGTGACCGACCGAAGGCCCGGCCGCGCGCACGATCCACCTAGATCCGTCCGCCATCGTCACCATGTTCCGGCCGTAGCTGTGCGATACCTTCGCCCCGAAGTGTGCTTCCAGGATCGGCGCCAAATCATCGAACAGCATCACGGCCAGGTCCAGGCGGTGCGCGGTCGACAGGACAAGCTGTTTCTGTTCCCGGATCTTCGGCATTTCCGTAAGCCACCAGCCGATCAGCGACGACAGGGCGACGGTCTTTCCGTTTTGCCGTGCGGTCGACACCAGGCTGACCCGCGACAACAGATCCAGATTTTCGTTATGAACCAGCTGACCCGATAAAGCCCGCAGCTGCCAGGGCATCAGCTCGACCCCTAGATGCTGTTTCGCCCATCCCCCCACTTCAGTCCCGAACGATCCCGACCCATATGGCCACATCGTTTCCAGTCGCGGCTGGTCCGGGTCGATCGGCGTCAGTCCAGGCTGGTCCGTTTCGGATAGAGAGATGAG